AAATATTAAGTAAAATTTATAATTTTGCATCAAACATTGCATGGCATGGAGATAGATTGGTTCGTATGGCTAGCTATAATAAGCTTATAGAAGATGGTTATAGTCCAACTGATGCTGCTCAAATAGCTGCTACATTTCATGCTGATTACGCCAGCGTTCCACCAACAACTAGAAGAAAGTTAAATAAGGTTTTTTTCACACCAACCTTTAAAGTAGCTATGGGTAAATTATTTAAAGAGATGTTCAAAGCTCCATATCGTATTGGTGAATCAATTCTAAAAGGTGAGAAAATAAATCCTAAAGATAAAACATACGCTAAAGGTCTTGCGAATTCAGCTGCTATATTGGGAGCTGCTCATTTATATTTTAAATCGAATGGATTTGATACAGATATTTTTGGATATCGGTATTCTAAACCTATAAAAACAGAAGATGATGAAGATAAAGAATTAGTTATAGTGATTCCTTCACCTACAAATTTACCTGTAAAATATATTGGAAGAGCCTATCAATCTTTTACTGACCCCGGAGAAATTAATGCTTGGGAGAAATTCGCTAGACAGATGTCTTGGGAAGTACATCCTATATGGAGAATGGCATATAATTTAATTTCAAATAAAACTGAATCTGGTGGAAACATTACAGATACAATTGCAAAAACTCCTGCTCAACGTTTCTATGATAGAACTAAATATATAATGAAACAAGTTATGCCTTGGACTCAAATAGGTGAAATAGATCCTGACTCCGAAAAATCAGCTAAAAAAATGGAGGAAGAGGTTGGGCAAGTTTTTAAACTAATGTTTAGAACATTTTCCAATCATTACATAAGAGATTCTTTTGAAAAAAGACAGGTTGTTAAAATCAAACGCTTAGCTGATACATTAAGATCTAGGCAGATGAGGTCTTTATATGACCCAAAAACTGACCCATTAACACAAGAAGAGGTTGAAAAATACCTCGAACAAATTCAAAAAGTTGTAAAAGAGTTAGACGAGCATAGAAAATCTTAGCGTTTTCACAGAAAAATATCAGTTTTCGCAGTCTCTCTTCTTATTCTTAAGCTTTTCGATTTTCTCTTTAAGAGCTATCCGCATTAATTGCGATACATTCGTTCTTGTCAAAATAGCCATCATCTTAGCCGATTCGAGTAGACGTCTTTGTATGTAGACGGTTGTTCTTACAAATTCGTTTTCTTTTTCCATAATTTTCCCAAAAGTTTCCGTCGTTTTCCAAAAAGTTTCCGTCGTTTTCCAAAAAGTTTCCAAAAACAACCAAAACCTTGCCATAAAACATCATTATGTCTGTTTCGAACTTGAGTATCAAATAAATATTTTTTTTGCCGGTCGTTTTTGTTAATTTTATGGCAAATCAATAATGGCAAAGGAGGACACTATGCCAAAATACGGAAATAAGACTAGTTACATGGGGCGTAAAGCAAATCAAACTCTTACAGGGCAATCTAGATTTGCCACGGACACTGAAGCTGTAGCCGGAAGCAGGACTGATGTAGTAATTTCACCCTCTACCTTATCTGGCGCGGTGGATGATCTTATCCCAGATGCTTCTCTCACTGTAAAAGGTAAAGTTGAGCTGGCCACGGTAGCTGAAACGACTACTGGTACTTCCGAAACTTTAGCTTGCACACCTAAAGGTGTAGCTGCTGTAGCTATTGCTGGCGCTCCTGATGCTACTGAAACAAGCAAGGGTATTGTTGAGCTGGCCACGGATGCTGAAGCTGTAACGGGCACGGATACTGATAGAGTGATTGTATGTTCTTCTTTGACTGCAAGACTAGAAGCTCCTGGAGAAATTGGTGGCACAACTCCTGCTGCTGGAAACTTTACAAACCTTGATGCTGACGGAACAGGTGCTATTTCACTAGATGCTGACGCTGCATCAAATTTTTCTGTTGCTGGGGCTGGCGTAGACTTAACCCTCGCTTCTGCTGCTGGTAGAGTAATAGTCAATGGTGAAGAAGCTGCCGATAACGCTATCACTTTAGTAAGTGCGGCCGGTGGATTAGATGTTGATGTTGCAAAAAATTTAAGTCTAACATCTTCTGAAAATACAGCTGATTCTATTCAAATTACTTCTAGTGCAGGAGGAATTGATATAACTGCTGCCGGAGCAGCCGGAGAAGATATAGACATCACTTGTACAGCTGGTTCAGTAAATATCACTGCTGGTGAAAGTGCTGGCGATTCTGTAGTTATCACTTCTTCCGTAGGAGGAATTGACATTTCTGCTGCTGGTGCTGCTGCTGGTGAAGATATCGACATCACAGCAACCGGAAGTTCTATTAACTTAACATCTACAGAGAACGTAGCAAACGCCATTTATCTAAATGCTAGTGATGCTGCTGGCGGTATCGACATGGATTGCGGTACTGGTGGATTTGCTCTTGATGTAACAAGCGGAGCGGTAAGTATTGCTGCTGGTGCAGCTTCCGATATCACAATGGCTGGAGCTGGTATTGATCTCACGTTGGCAAGTGCAGCCGGACGAGTAATTGTTAATGGGGAAGAAGCTGCTGATAACGCCATTACTTTAGTAAGTGCTGCTGGAGGAATTGACGCTGATTGTGCTTTACAACTTTCACTAGTCTCTTCTGAGGCTGCTGCTGATGCTATAGTTATAGATGCTAGTGACGCAGCCGGAGGAATTGACATTGATGATGGCGGTGGCGGAACAACTATTGATTCTGCTGCTGGCGTTAGCATCGATGCTGCTGCTGCTTCTAACTTTAGTGTTTCAGGTGCAGGCGTAGACTTAACACTCGCTTCTGCTGCTGGTAGAGTAATCATGAATGGCGAAGAAGCTGCTACTAATGCTCTAACACTTCTTAGTGCAGCCGGAGGAATTGATGTAAATGCTGCTCTAGAAATCAATATTGACTCTTCTGAGGCTGCTGTTGCTGATGCTATTCGCATCGTTGCTTCTGCTGCTGATGGAGGAATTGATGTTGATGCTGGAACAGGTGGAATAGCCATTGATTCTACAGGTGCTATTTCAATTGCCGGAGCTGCTGCTTCTGACCTTACAGTCGGAGGAGCTGGAATTGATTTGACCTTAGAATCAACACTTGGACGTGTCATTGTTAATGCCGAAGAAGCTGCTGACAATGCAATTACGTTATTGTCTGCTGCTGGTGGTTTGGATGTAGACGTAGCACTTCAGTTATCACTAGTTTCTTCTGAAGTTGCCGCTGATGCTATCGAAATTAATGCATCGGCTGGAGGTATTGACGTAACCGCAGCAACAAATGATATAGATGTTACGGCCTCTGCTGGAAGCGTAAATATCAGTGCTGCTGAAGCTGTCGGAGATGCCATCGTAATTGATGCTTCGGATGCTGCCGGAGGTATAGATCTTACCTGTGGAACAGGTGGGATTTCTATGGATTCTGGTTTGACAATGAATGTCACGGCTGTTGCAAATGGAGCAACTCCTTATACGGTACTTGGTAGTGACTATTTCATTACTACAGACACTACTGGGGGTGTTCTAACACTTACACTACCAGCAGCACCTGCGACTGGTAGAAGCCTTGTGATCTCAGATGGCGTAGGGCAGGCTGCGGCCAACAATATTACGATTGACGGGACGGCAAAGAACATTATTGTGGCGGGCGCAAGTGCCGTAACCTACACATTGAACGGGGCTTACGAGTCTTTATCACTTGTTTATGATGGGACGAGCTGGATCGGGAGGCTTGTGGCTTAATTAAAACGTCGGTTGATATGAACCGTCATACACGGTAACATGTAAAGTAAAAACCGGGTGTATTAAAGATTTTATTTGTGTATTATTCTTATTCGGAGGTGCTTTGTCGCCTCCGGATTTAAGTTTAACGCATAAATAAAGAGGTTATTATGGAAATTAAACAACAAACAGTAAGTAAAGTTCTTTTGTCAACGGAACTAAACGGAAAAGTCTACGAGATGAGTTGTCCAATGGAAACTTCTGTAGGTGAAATGCACGATGTCCTTTTAGCCATGAAAGGTGTAATGGTAGATAGAATCGTTGCAGCACAAAAGGAAGAGAAAGAGGTAACCGATTTTGTAAATAATAAAACTGATGAAGTTCCAGAAGTTCTTCAACAGGAAGAAGTTTCCGAAGAAGTTCCTGAGAAACAGGAGTAAAAGGAGGAATAATGTCGCAAGCAAATATGGAAGATTGCCGAAGTTTAGCAGCAGCAGGGATATCCGGAGCTTATGCAGCGGTTGGCTCTGCTACAACACATAGGGTTAGAGCTTTTTTAGTTTCTAATGCAACTCAAGGAGACTTATTTGTCACTTGGGATAATACAAGGGATTTATTTCCTGTGTTAGCTGGTTCTTTTGTGCTTATAGATGTTTCATCTAATATGCAAGCGTACGGAGAAGAAAACTACTATCTCCCTATAGGTACACAATTTTATTGTAAGCAAATTACAGCACCGGTAGATAAGACTTTATACATTTCATGTCTTTACTAGAGGAATTAGATGCTAAAACGTAAGAATTTAGTAGATGAATTTTCTCTCATAGTTAGACAAGAAATAAAGAACTACCAGGATTCTAGTTTAGCAATGAATCTTGCGATAAATTCCAACAGCGAGCAGACGGAAAATCTGTCTGCTCAACTTTCCAAAAAGTTTGCTTTACTCGAAAGTGAATTAAAAAAGCAATCCATAATAATAAGTGCCTGCAAAGACGATATTTCCAAGCAAGATATTAAGATAGAACGCCTTGAGAGTGAAAATGCCTCATTAAAAAAGAATCTGTTAGGCACAATCAACGGGCTATTTTCATCTTTTGCAGGTTTTAAAGAACAATTCAAAGAATTAGTTGATAAATCAGAATATCTTTATAAATTAGATTGCGATAAAGAGCATTTAATTCAAGAGCTATATAAGTTTGTTCAACAAGAAGTCTACAAATTAGAAAATAGGATAAAGAGCAGTGTAGGGAATGTAAAGAGTGAAATTCTAAACCGTCCTTCTGAAGTTGAAGATTTAAAAAAAGAATTATTGGATAAAATAGAAGTTTGTTCCATAGATAAAAAAGGCTTAGATAGAGAGCTTGTTGTTTTAAAAAAAAGTGTGTATGTTTTAAAAAAAGAAATTGAGAATGCTTACAACCTCATAGATAGATTAAAAAAGTAAAAGGAGGGGTAAATGTCCCAGGCAGGATTATTGGATATCGAGGCTAGTCATCCGCAGATAGCTACTTCATTTACGACTGATTCCGGAACAGCTATTCCCCTTGCAAACAATCTTGAGATCTTAGGCGGTGATGGGATTGTAACGTCTGCTTCAGGCAAAACTATCACTGTTGCTTTAGACATTCCGATAACTGTTTCGTTTGGTGGAACTGGAAGGCAAACCTTGACTGATGGAGCTGTTCTTGTTGGTGACGGAACAAGTCCAGTAGAAGAAATCTCTTTAACAAACGGACAGTTATTAATTGGATATACCAGTCGTTCTCCTGTAGCAGCGAATTTATTAGCTGGAACTGGCATAGCCATAACAAATGGTTCAGGATCAATAAGAGTATCTACCACAGGAAGTGTTCTATTAGCTGTAGATGCCGATTCAGGTAGTTGCACGCCAGTAGGAAATAGGTTAAACGTTAACGGAACATCATCACAAGGAATATCAACAAGTGCAGCAGGAAGTACTCTAACCTTAACGATTGCCGATGCGACTACTTCACAAAAGGGCGTACTGGAAACTGCTACGGATGCTGAAGCGGTAGCTGTTACAGCAACGGACAAGGCTGTTACTCCTAGCAACCTCGATAACGTCTTTGCCGAGCCTCCTGCTTTGGGAGGAACAACACCAAGCACAGGTAAACTTACCTATCTTGACCTAGTTGGTGCTGCTGCACCTTCTTATAGTGCAGGAAGGATTTACTACGACAGTTCTACCGATACAATGAACTTCTACAATGCAGAGAGTGAAGTTGCTCTTAACATTGGAGAGGAGAACTGGATAAAGGTTCGTAACGAGACAGGTTCTACAATAACAAATGGACAAATCGTATACCTTAGCGGTACTTCTAGCGGATATCCTCTTGTTTCTCTAGCAAAAGCGGATTCAGATACAACATCCCATATGTTAGGTGTAGCTACACACGACATTGAGAATAATACGAATGGTTACATAACTACGTTCGGCTTAGTTAGAGGGCTTAATACAAGCGGTTTCTCTGGTGGAGACATCATATACCTATCCGATGCAACGGCAGGAGCAGCGACAGCGACAAAGCCTGATAATACGAGTCATATTGTACGTATTGGATATGTAGCCAACGCAGCAGCAGCTCCAGACGGAACATTTCTTGTAACGATCCATGATAACGGAGATATTTGGAACACTCATGGATATCGCAATACAATAAACGGATTTGAAGATCCCAGCAATGATGCACAAATATCATTTGTCAACGGAACGAGAACATTTACTATAGAACCACAAGCTACAGAATTCCGCTATTGGAGTGAAGGTATACTTTACGAAGTAACGGCAGCCGATGACATCGTGATAGCTGATACAGAAGGTCTACATTATATCTACTATGACGGTGATACCTTAACGGAGACAACTACATGGTCGGATGAAATCATCACGAAGTATGCTATCGTAGCAATCGTTCACTGGGATGCAACAAATAGCAAGCAAATATACTTAGCTGACGAGTTCTTGCATACAGCCGACATGGCAGGGATAACACATGAATACCTTCATGAGACAATAGGCTTTGCTTTAGAAACAGGTGGTGGTCTTACAGATATCCTTTCCGATCAGTCGGGAGATTTAGATACTCATGCCGAGTTTGGGAATGAAGCTACGATTGCTTGGGATGAAGATGCTATGTTTTCTTATACAGCAAGAACGAGTACAAGCAACATAGCCGTATACTACAAAACTGGTGCAGAGGCTTCTAACATCTGGCGTATAGACGAAACAGCAAGCTTCGGTGTGTTGACTACAGGAACAGGACGTGCAGCATACAATGAGCTTACCGGTGGTAATTGGCAGCAAACCGAGGTGACGAATAATAACTTTGTTCTTGCTCATGTGTTCACTTACAACGATAGCACAAGGAAGTTCGGTGTCGTACAAGGAGAGAATGAATATGCGAATATAAGTGCTGCAAGAGATGGTGCAGAAGTGGAAATTGCCTCTATTACCTTAGCAGGCGCACCTGTAGCAGAGATTAAGTTCATCGGAACAATCATCTATCAAACATCTGACGGTTACGCTAACGCTGTAAAGTCAAGGATACGCACTACAAATACAGGTGATGACTACATTGACTTGCGAGATTTCGGAATAACACGAGGTGGTGTCTCTGGAACGCTTACAGACCATGGTGCTTTGACTGGACTTGGCGATGACGATCATTGCTTTTCTGAGGACACAGAACTTCTGACAGAAAACGGATTTATCCCATATGAAGAAATAGAAAAGGGTCAAAAAGCTCTTACGCTTAATCTTGAGACAAATGAACTAGAATATAATGAGATTCAAGAAAAGTATGTGTATGATTCTTTCGATGAGATGATAAGCTTCAAGAATAGATATGGAGAAATTCTTGTTACTCCTCAGCACAAGATGATTTATCGTAATACATGCAAAGAAGAGAAAAATCCAAAATCAAAATGGCTTACTTGTACAGCCGAAGAAGCTTTAGAAAAATCTGTCTTCGAGATTCCTGTTAGCGGACATCTTGAAGGAGAAACATTTGATAAGCCTTTAGAATTTTTTGAACTTCTCGGACTAATAATTTCAGAAGGAAATTTCATTGCTCCAAAAGAAGGTGGATATGGAATAAGAATTTATCAAAAAGAAAACCAAGCTGCTTATATAGAAAATATTCTTAAGAAACTAGATGTTCCATATACAAGACGGACAGGGCAAACAGAAGTTTTTTATATAAGAAGTGCATGGGCTAGAGAAAACATTAGAACCTGGATAACAGAGAAGAGAATTTCTGATAAACTCATGAAATTGCGAGGAAAGCAATTTAGAGCGTTCCTATCAGGACTTATTTATGGAGATGGAAGCAAACGTTCTACTATTGAGATAACAAAAGAAGACGCTTGCAGAAGGCTTATAGATAATTTCGATGGAAAGGTAAGGTATTCTTATCATTCTGGAGATGTGGTTCTTAAAGATCAGTTATGCCAGCTTTGTACTTTTAACGGATTGAAGGCATACGATTACTATCGTGAAGGTGGCTTTAAAAACGGTTGCTGGACAATCAACATAACCAACAAAGAAAAGGTTCTTTTTGGCAAAGGAACAAAAAATCGTGTTGATTATTCTGGAGACGTTTGGTGTGTGTCCGTACCTAACAAGACTTTGGTTCTTCGTAGAAATGGATTCATATTCATAGCAGGGAATACTCAATATTTACTAGCTGACGGAACACGAGCCTTAGCAGGGGCTTGGGATATGGGGAGTCAGGCGGTAACGAATGCTAATATTGATAGCGGAGCTATAACAGGCACTACGATTGATAATTGTACTATTGGAGGCTCTACACCAGCAGCAGGAACATTTAGCACTGTAACAGACACAAGCAGAACACAACATGCCGTTGCTATATACGGAGCTAGTGGCGTACTTAGTGAAGTTACCCCATTGACGGATGGGCAGCTTGTTATAGGTTCTACAGGAAATGCACCAGTAGGGGCTACGCTAACGGCTGGTGCAGGAATTTCCGTGACGAATGCAAGTGGCTCAATCACAATCACTAACATAGGCGGTTCGTTTTCTTGGACAACCGTTACTGGTGCTACGCAAAGTCTTGTAGCTCAGAACGGTTATGTAGGCTCGAGGGCTACTGATATAACTTATACTCTTCCAGCAACAGCTAGTGTTGGAGATACGTTTATCATAACAAATATTGGAGTTGGCAAGACTATAATAAATCAAAATGCATCACAGCTTATAAATTATACGGCATCATCAACAACTACAGGTGTTGGTGGTTCGCTAAGTGCTGTAGAGCAATTTGCTTCTATCCAAATAGTTTGTAGCGTGACCAATACAACATTCAATGTAACTTCATCGACAGGAAACTGGACTGTTGTGTAGCAGGGGTTGCAGTAATTGGAACGGTAAATTATACTTTACATGTAATAGTGAGGTATAAAATGAGAAAATGCAAGATATGTAACGAAGAAAAAGAACTAGAAGATTTTGTTAAAGAAGGTAAATGGCATCGACATAAATGCAAAGAATGTAAAAATGCTGAAAGAAGAACAGGACTCCCAAGAGGAAGTTTTAAAAAGGGTCATATACCTTGGAACAAAGGTAGAAAGCATAGCGAAGAGACTAAAAAGAAACTTAGCTTATTTTTTAAAGGTAAGCACACATCGCCAAAAACGGAATTTAAAAAAGAACAAATTCCTTGGAATAAAGGCATATATAAGGACATAAATGCGAGAAATGGATCGAGACACAAAAAATGGCGACTTGATATACTTCAAAGAGATGGAAATAAATGTACTGAGTGTGGAAGCTTAAAAAGACTACAAGCACATCACATAGTGCCATGGGAAGAAAATGAAAGTCTTAGATTTGATGTAAATAACGGAAAAACTCTATGCATAGTATGCCATGCAAAGTTAGAAGGTTTTAAAAAAGGACAACAAGCATGGAACAAAGGGATGAAATGTCCTTGGGGGAAAAACTCAGGAAGTTTTAAAAAAGGACACGTACCCACTTGCAAGGGAAGAAAATTTCCCGATAGGATACCTTGGAATAAGGGATTAAAAAAGGAGAAGTAATGGCTATACAAAACTCTGTCGGACTAGTCCAGACTGGTATATTGGTTGGAGATGGAGCAGGAGACTTCCTAGGACGAACCATAACGGGTACGGCATCGCGAATTTCCTTGTCTAACGGTGACGGAACTGGTGGCAACCCAACGATTGACATCGATGCAGCCTATGTAGGACAAGCCAGTATTACAACGCTAGGCACGATTTCTTCCGGTACTTGGAACGGAACTACAATTGCCGTAGCGAACGGCGGTACAGGAGTTGTTACATTCACTTCAGACGGCGTTCTATATGGCAACGCTGCCGGAGCTATTCAAGTTACAGCTCAAGGAGCTGCAAACACGGTTCTTATTGCTAATGCTGGTTCTCCTTCTTTCTCGTCAGCTCCAACTGTAACGACTTTAGCAGCTACAACATCAGTTACTACAGCAACCGTAACAAACGGTGCAGGGAACGACCTAACGGTTAAGATGGGTGATGCAGCAGGGAGCAACAAGGTAAGCTTTACCGACAGTGCCGATGCGGAGCAAGCCTTGTTAGATTCCGATGGGCTTTTCTACGCTAAGAAGGTTGGTGTGGGTACAAGTGCCGTTCCTCATGGTGGGGTAGGATTAGCAAAAGTAGCTATTGAAGGTGCGAATGCAAGCAGCACTGATGCACCAAACATACAATTTACAACGGCTTCGGACGATTATCCATTATTACAGATACAATGCTATTCACACGATAGCACAAATTTACTGTTTGATGCTTATTTCGATGGAACGAATACAAAGTCTTCTGACGTAGGCTCTAACTTTAGAATTGGGAAAAGCGGAGATACTTTTTCTATTCGTGTAGATGAAAGTATCGCAGCAGGAAACAATGTAACCTTTGATACAGCTTTCAGTGTAGACAAATACGGTCACATCACGATGCCGTTGCAGTCTTGTTTTGAAGCAAGCAATAGTGTTAACGATCCCAGTGTAACAGGTGATGGGAGTGGGTATAGTATTATATGTAACGATGAAATAGAAGATAGAAATGGCGATTATAATAATACTACAAAAATTTATACATCTCCAATAAACTCAACAATGATTTTTGGAGGGCAGGTTGGTTACTATGGGATAAATGGTTCAGCCAAAACTTCTATTGAACTCTTTTTAGTAACTTCAAATAGAACTGTAACACCATTCTATGCTGATGCAGACAATTTAGATTATAGTGGATATTTCACAATGAATTATTCAATACAAACAGAGATTGATGCAGCAGATACAGCCTATTTAAAAGCAAAAGTATCAGGTGGTTCTAAAGATGTGGGTATAAGTGATGCGACTAGATTCACAGGTTCTATAATTTGTTAAGGGTTTGGACTATCCAAACAAGGAGAAAAGAATGCCTAAGATAGAAAACACAGAGCTAGAATACACCGATGCTGACGCTATAGCGTTGGACTACTACCTTGGCTCTGATTGCGAGACAAAAGACCAGTGGGCGCAACGTGTATGGTCTAAGTGTGCCGAGTACAAGGCTACTGGTGGCATGGGCTATGACGGCAAAGGCATGGAGAGCGTATACAAGCGTTGTCCTTACGGCTTATGGGAAGAGAAGAAAGGTAGACGTAGGGCAAAGCTCATGGAAGAATTCCACGGCAAGCGTCTTAACGCTGATGAGCAAGAGTTCCTTGATTGCTGTGATAAGGAAGTGAGTCGAGGCAAGAGGATGAAGTGGTCTGTTTCACATTGCGATGAGCAAGTAAATATTGTGGCAAATGACGAGCGTTACAAGACAAGAGACCAGCGAGATGCCGAAGAGATTCTAAAACAAGAGCAAGAGCAACTAGCGAAGAAAACGGAAGTAGAGCAAAACGTCGCTTTGTTAAAAGCTAAAGGCTTTGATGCTCAAACGATTTCGGTTATATACCCACGCTCTAGGATGATTAAAGAAACATGTAAAGCCGCTTTACAGGAGTAAAACCATGAAACTTAGAGATGCCGGATTTACAGTATGTTGTGTTGTCGTTTGCGTATGCACACTATATTATGTGTTAAACCTATGCATTCCAAGCATTCCAGACGATTCAGTTTTTGAGGAATATCTTGAAGACGAGCTAGAAGATCAAACCGGGCTTTCTGTAGATTTAACGCCATGCACTCCTGAAAGCCCTTGAGTATTAATATGTAACTTATTAGTATTATACTTTCATCGTTTCAAAAAAATTCCTATGCAGCCCTCCCTCTTGGGCTGCTTCTTTTTTAATCATCAGATATTCCGATTAGCTTATTCAATAGTTCTTTTTTTAATTCATCAACTATTCTATTTTTTTTCCCTGCTAAGTGATCTTTCTCACTATCAGATATTAATGGGTTGTCAAGTAATGTATTGACCTCTTTTAGCATATTTACAAGTTCAGTATCTAAGCCTCTTTTCATATCTGGAATTGTTTCAAAGAATATGCCGTTTGGGTGGTTTTGATTAAGGAATATACCATTTCCATCGTTACTTAATAATATTGCATTTTTCCTTAATTCATTATATTTTTCATTTAAATCGTCAAGCAACTCTTTGTTTTTCTCTAATATCTCGTTTCTTTCCTTAGCCAAAGTATTTAGTTGACCGTTGAAATTTTCTGATATTTTCTCTAGCTCTTCAGATATGAAGTTATTTATCTTATTTAAAAATTTTTTAATCATCTTTTTTACACCTGTGATTTTTGATGGCATCCCATACAGCTTTGTTTAATAATTCTAATTTACTAGCCTGTTCTTGTGCAAGCTCCTCAAGAAGCAATAGTTGTTCTTCGGTGTATTCTCTATCACTAATTTGGACAAATTTTCCGTAACCTTCCGTTTCTGGTGGTACACATGTATAACCATCCAATACATTTTCTCTACAATACGGACAGGTAATCTCTGTCAATCCCATCATGTCTATTGGTGCAGAGCCATATTTTCTTTTAATCATTTAGTTTTCTAACTCTCTCTTCAAATTCTTCATGTACGTATTCTCTTTTCCCTGTTTTCAGTTCGTATACATTACAACGATGCCCGTTTTTGCATCTACATCCATACACTGTATATTCTTCACAAGAATATTTGTTTGTCGTTCTTTTAAGTATTTCGCCACAGCATTTGCAGTTCTCAGTCATAATAGTAAACCCTATAAGTCTTACTGTGTGGCATAGTCACAATCTGTGCCGTTTCCCTTTGCTTAGGTGTAAGATCGCCATAGAAGAAGTCTACCGCATCATCCAGGAGAAAGAACGACTTGTATGTTAGCAGTAGGAGTAATAGCGTTTTAATTATTCTCACCTTCTACCCTCAATCGTAAAGTAAATTTTAAGAATATATTTTAAGCAATAATATAGCATAACGCATATAAACCCCAGGCAACCACATATCCATGCTTCAGTAAAAATGTTCATGTTATTCTCCATCAAATACGAAACCCCAAAATATGGGGTCTACAGCGTTAATTTTCTTGTTTCTGTCAAATAATCGTCAAATAAGATTCTCTGTACCTTCTCCACCTTAAGCGAAGTCTCGTAAAGCTTCTGTAGGTCGTAAGACTTTGTATTCCTTCGCATCTCTACCGATTTGGTAGGCGTTGGTAGCGTTCTGGTAATTGGCAGGGTCATTTATCCATCCAAAGTCTTTCCTTAAGTTTAGAATTAGAGCGGGGGGAGGAAACCTCGCTCATCTTTTTGTTGCTTTAATTCCTTATGTGTGGAAAAATCTTCTACATGAATAAAAAGACTATATGTTGTAAGCTGATTACTTCCAAGCCAATTTTTGCTGCTTTGCAAGAAACAAGTGAGCTTTTTGCTCAAGCTTGTAACTTTGTTCTTGAAGTAGCTTTGAAAGAGAAAACGCATAACGCAATCAAGTTGCATCACCTTTGTTATCAATCTATTCGAAAGCAAACTGGACTTTCTGCAAATCTCACCGTTCGTTCTATACGAAGAGTTGTCGCCTGTTTGACAAAAGTTAAAGGGAAAAGAAAGAGACCTCGAAAGTTTGTTCCAAAAAGTATTGATTATGATGCTCGGATATTTAACTATCGTGAAATTGAAGAGTCGGTTTCTTTGACTACTTCCAAGGGTCGTATTCGTATACCTATGCAACTCGGCGAACATCAAAGAGAAGCTTTGAAAGGAAAAGATCCAAAAGCTGCGACTGTAGTTCAAAAAGGCAAAGACTGGTACATCCACATCGTTATTTCTTACGATAGCATCCCTTTTGACGGAGACGGCATAATGGGTGTTGACCTTGGAATTAACAATATTGCTAGCACATCTACCGGCCTTAAATTTGAAGGGAAAAGCAGGCAATCTTTTAAAAATAAAAGGCAATCTGTTCGTTCCAGCCTTCAATCTAAATTTACTAAAGGATGTAAAAAAGTCCTTAAAAAAATATCTGGTTACGAAAAAAGACGTACCAGACACGAAAACCACGTTATTTCTAAAAAACTTGTCGAAGAGGCTAAAAGGCACAATTGTGGAACTATCCGCATGGAACAGCTTAAAAATATTCGTACAAGAACGAAAACTTGGAGCAAACATCTTAACCGCATGGTGGCAGGGTGGAGCTTTTACGAACTTCAACAATTCGTTGTATACAAAGCTTCTGCTTTGAGTATCAATGTCGAATTTGTTAATCCAGCTTACACAAGTCAAACTTGTCACCAATGTTTAAAGTTAGGCTCTCGCAAAGGAGAGCGTTTTAAATGTACAACCTGTGGCTCAATGCATGCTGATGTCAACGCATCGCATGTAATCGCTTTAGGTGGGGCACCTGTAAACGTGCCCGAATTAGCAGCTACGGCTAGCTAAAAGCTTTCGCCTTCAGGCGAGAGTTGTTTACGGTCGCTTAAATGCTTGGCGTACTTTTCTACAGGAGGACTCGAAAATACCCCACTGAAAGACATCAATATACTGATAACAAGCACCCAAAACGTTCTTACTATAATATCTTCCCAATCCTTTTCCCTTTTGAACATGCGGTATGCAAAGTACATACCAGCAAATAACAAAGATTTAGTCACTGTTTCTCCTCTAAATACTTAAATCAGGCCCACAATTCAAACTCGCTTGTTATAAATGGTTTAAGTCCTACAAGCCTCATAAAATATGGTAATTGGTCCGATTGGTCTGATTGATTTTACTTCTTAACAACATTTATTTTCACTGGATACAAAGCTTCTACCTGTTTTTTCTTGAGCTTAAAAACAGGTGTCTCAACTCCCTTAGAATCAATGTATTCTATTCTGTCGTCACTATGCACTACCATGAAATCACAGAAATATTTTGCTTTCGGAATATCAAACGGAACTTGGCGCAAAAAATACTTTATTTGCCCAGATTCCCTAAGCATTTTCAATTGCTCGTACTTCCTAGCCTCAAGCTTAGATGGGAAACGTATATTATCAACGAAAGTTGGCTTAGCTTTGTACTTGTTAAATTTCATACTCAGAATATCCACCCTCTAAAATTTTCGTTACAGCATCATCAATAGCTTTTTTTGTGATACGAACTTGTTTAGTCTTATCTAATTTTTCCTGCTTTTTCTTAGCTGTCGTGTGTATTTTTTTTATTAAATTAGTAGTGCATTTTGTAGGCTTTACACGCCCATTTTCCCATCTATTTACATTTACAGGGTTTATATCCAGCTTGATAGCAAGCCGAGACTGTGAAATTCCTAGTATCTCCCTAATTTCTTTTAGCATCGCAGGTACGTCTTCTTCCATGTCCTTAACCTCTAATATTATTATTAAAGGCATTGTTATAACATGTTGTAGTAAAAAGGTCAAATAAATTACTACAGCTTAGAAGAAATGTTCCCAAGAAGCTTTTCAATTCTATGCAACGAGTTCAAAATCTTCACATCTGGAGACTTTTCCTTCTGTAAGCGATCTATCATTTGATCTCTTTGTGCTATTTTGAGTTTAAGCTCTCCCAAGCACTCAAGTAACTCCTGCCTAGAGCATAAGCTCAAAACTTTGAGGTCTTCTTTAGTCATCAATTTCGTCCTCTAGAGGTAGATTACTTTCGTCACGATTAATATATTTAACCTTTCCTACAACGTAACCCATACAAAAGGTTATTGCAGATATAACGTATACGAATAGATATGATTTCACTTCTTTTCCTTTTTCTTTTTCTTTCTTTTCTTACATAAATCAATCACACACTCAATATAAGACATGCCATTAAAATAGTTTCTTAAAATTTCCTTTAGCGTAGAAGCTTTCCCTCTTCTCACTGTCATTTTTTAAAGCTTGGCTGAATTTTTTCTAAATTGCAGACCTAACTTTTCAAGCTTAATAAGCTTTACCCGGGCTTCACGACCTCCACGCTTTATCCCTGATAAATATCTGAAAAGACTAAACTCAATTTCTTTCATAAGGTCTAAAACCTCTCTTGCTTCTTTTTTACCTTTCATTATTTTTTCCTTGTTGTTTTTGTTTCGGTTAGTAATCCATTCATAAAAGCAAAATTGACTTTGCCTAAATTTCCCATAATTCGGTTTTTTGCCACATCTACTTCAAGCAAACCCGGATAGTTGTTTTTGTCGTAATAAGATGGGCGGAAAAGTAGTAAAATATTATCCGCATCCTCTTCGATACTTCCACACTCCCTGAAATCTGACATTAGAGGCTCTTTATCCTGCCTAGATTCGACTCCCCTGTTTAATTGGGCTAAAGACACCACTGGAATGTTAAGCTCAAGAGCGAGGTCTTGTAAGCCTTTAGAGACCTCATCTATATTTAGGTGATTATTCGCATGTTTAGAATCCGGCTTAATCTTGGTTATGTAGTCGATATATATGATATCAATCTTGTTAGAAGCATGTAGCCTTCTAGCCCTTGCTTTCACTTGAGAAATTTTAAGACTCGTTTGGTCTTCATATATTAAATTTTTTTCAGACAATAGCTTTGAGTAATACATAAACTGAGACAGTTCTTCTTTAGAACATTTCCCAAAATCTAGCATATCGTAATGAATACCGGCCTTTGCACAAGCAAACTTTTTAAACAGCGTAGTAGCTGGCATTTCAAGAGAGAAAAACAAAATGTTTTTTGGATTTTCACAAAATAATTGCTTAAGCATTAAGTTTAAAATAAAACTTGTCTTACCCATAGAAGTTCTTGCCCCGATATAAGTTAAAGAACCTTTTGCAAATCCACCAAGCATGGCATCAAGGGCTTTATATCCTGTTGAAACAGATTCGGAAACCGGAAGTCCTTTTTCTATCTTTTCTTGGAAAGCTTTATAGTAGTCTGTAAGAGACAAGCCATCCATGAAATTCTCATATAGGCTTTTATTCGACTTAATCTCTTTTCTTTTGTTCTCTTGTCCGATAAGGCAAATCTCTTTTTGATACTCGATAAGTAAATCATCTGGAGACCCCTTGCACTTGTCTATTTCGTGAGTCATTTTCTGAGCTAGAAGGATAAGCTCTCGCTTGTTAGATAAAGCTTTAAGAGGAGCTATGCAGTCATGAAACTCTTCGTGAGACGGTGACTCAGACATAAAATCAGATACAATCTTATGCCTATTTTCGCTCTTAAACAACTCTCTTTCTTGTAGATATGTAAGTAAGCTAAACAAACTTATTTCTTTGTTTTGTTTTGCTAAGTCTATCATTGAATTGAAAAGAATCTTGTTTTCGTCAAAGTAGAAGTCTTTTTCGCTGAGGCTGTCAATAGCTTCATTAACAGAATCTACTTCATTTAGCATTCCGAGAAGAACAATCCTTTCGATTGTAAAATCATTTGGCATTTCTATTTTCATCGTTACATTCTTTAAATATGTTTAATATTTTGTTCGTTCTATCTTCTGCATCATCTTGAAGGTATCCTATGACATCTAAAGCTATTTTATCTTCTAAAACAACGTAATGGCGATCTTCAAAATGAATTTCAAAAGATGATGGTAATCCTACAGATTCTATTTTTTCCTGTAAACACTTTTTCGCTTCACTTAAAAGCTTTTCATCGTCTTTAGGCTTTACCGTCTTTTGGCATCCTTCTTCGCTAATGCGTTTAGCAGCAGTGAATAAATAACCTCCGAATTTGGCTACGCTTCTTTTCTTTTTCGTTTCAGCTATAGCTTCTTTAAGAACTTCTACTGAAAAGCGAGACAATCTACCTTTCGTTTCATCATTGATAGGTAGATCCTTCAGAAGATTAAATTTCTCTCCTTTAGGAGAGCTACTACTATCTTCCTTTAGCTGTTCGGAATTACCTAATAACTCATCATCACTAGTAGTAGTTTTAGAATCTTCTTCAATAGTATCTTCTTTGTTCGTCTCTGTGACTACCCCCCCTCTTCTCTGAGAATACCCCCTAAAATATTTTTGAACATTGTACAGCTCTAAGTCCGGGAGAATGTAAAGATTTGATTTTTGTGACTCCGTTTCTTTGTCGACTCTTTCTTTTATTACTATAAGTGGAGAGCCACCAAGTTCTTCTCTTGGCATTGCTAGGTTTTTAAGTCTTCTATCGATTGTTGATTCCGACATACCACACTCTTTTGCTAAAGTTTTCCTGGATGGAAAACATCGGTCGTTTTGACCAGCGATTCTTTTTAGTTTCATGTAGAGGCGAAAGTCGTATGGGTCGACTAGTAAATCATCAACGATTAGAAGTGCTTTTGAAAAGTAATTAGTGGATTTGTCTTGAACTTGATCGGTCATGAAAATAGCTCCAATTTAAATTTTTTAATATTTAAAACTCTGGAAGCTAACGACAACTTTTTCTTTAGGCTTGACCGTTTTAGAAACTTGAACTAAGATGTTGCGCATATTTTTCATTTTAGCTAACATCTTGTTAGTTTTGACTATTTGGTCGAGCCTTTGAAGTCAGTTTATGGCTGTTAGCTTCAGAGGCTTCTCTTTTTTCAAGAGAAAAACTGTCCATACATTACCCACTCCATACACCTTTTTTCAACACAAAACTTTTCTTGATCATATTTAAGCAATTTAGTTAGTGTGTAACTTCTTATGTTTAAACGTTCTCCCTGATAATTTTTTTTATTGGGGTTTTTTTTACAAAAAAATAAAGAAAAAGATTCTGATAATTTATGATATGTGCTATAACATTGTGTATGAATTAACCATAGGAAACTGCTGTGAAAGAAACAGATAGAGAAAATTATACCAGAGTAACAACCGTACTAAGTCCGTTCTGCAATTTTGATGGGATTGATGAAAACGTCCTACAAAAAGCGGCGGATAGGGGAACAAGAGTTCATGAATGTTGCGAGTTACATGCTAACGGTGAATTCGTTATGCCAGAAGCAGATTGCGCTCCATACTACGATAGCTTCTCCATGTGGTACGAAGAAATGGTGGACAAAGCTCTATTTACAGAACTTCGGCTTTACAACGACATCTTACGTATCACGGGAGCTATAGATCTAGTTGCTAAGCTAAAAGGCTCAAATAAACATTGCATCATAGATATAAAAACACCGCAGCAAGAATCTAAAAGTTGGTGCTTGCAGTTATCCGCTTACCATTACTTGGCGCAAGGTCATGAAACAATCGTACCTGAAAGAAGAATAGCTCTTATGCTTTCTAATAAAGGGAAATACCCAAAAGTGTTAGAGTATACGGACTTCAATAGAGATTGGGGAATATTTAGAGGAATTTTAAATGCCTACAGGTGGTTCAACAATGTTTGATATCTTACACGACTTTCATTTTTCAACCGAGCCGCAAATTGAAACGTGTGAATGGTGCGATAAATCCTTCTTCGAAAGAGATAGCTACGTCTCTCTCTACTCAGAAGAAACACATCTATGCTCTAACTATTGCGTAGATAAATTTAACGAAAAATATATAGAGGAAAACGATGACAATTAAAAAAGAAAAACACGATGATTTAGTAATTTTCAAAAACAAACAACAAAGGTTTTCTTGGAGGGTTCGCTTTAACGAATCCATAAAAGATACAAACGATCCAAGGTATGCAAACCTTAAGCTTATAGCTAAAAAGCAGCACAATCTATATCTTTCTAGGGATGGATTAGCAACTTTAATGGAAACACTAATGTACGCAGCAACGAACAAGTAGGCACATCATGACAATTGATTACGAAGAGTTTTTAAAAGGATTCTGTGTTGTAGTACCAGAGCATAAGGAAGTTAAGAAAAATGAAGAAGGTCTTCTTATCATAGAGCCTAAAAGCTATGTAAATCCTACAAGCACTTTCGATGCTGAATTTGCAAAAAGCCAGTTGGGAGTTGATAGCGTTGATGAACTTGTAGAAATGGCAACTAACTTTGTCGTCGAAACAGACAAGGAAGCACAGAAAGGGCTATCTATGGCTCTACAAGCTCGTGACCTAAACAAGACTATAGAAACCACAAGAAAGGCTCTTGTACGGCCTCATATTGATTTTCAAAAAAGTTTGAAAACTTTCGCTGATGCTTTCAGAATGAAGCTTCAAGAAATAGAAGAATCCCTTCAAAAAAAAGTAGAAGACTATCAACAAAAAAGAAAAGAAGACTTGAAAGAACATGGCATAGATGATGCTTCCTTCGATACGCTATCCGTTGAAGAAGGCTCTTCTACAACAAAAACAACATGGGAATTTAAGCTTGACGATATAGAGAAAGTTCCTATGCAGTACCTTCAACTAAATGAAAAATTAGTGAAAGAAGCAATAAAATTAGGACACCGAGAAATACCCGGAATAGAAATTTTCGAGGTGAAAAAGAAACGATATAAACTGAAAGGAGCAAAAAAATGAGCCTATACAATTTAGTATGCGGAAGATGTTCAGCAGCACTAAGAATAATGGAACTTATGGGGATAGACGTTGAGACTTTTCCCAGGTTTAGAGACTGCTACCTAAGTAAAGACTTAGATAAAGCGTTCATATATGCAAGAACAGGTGGAATGAATCGAGAAGAATATTTAGAAGATATTCAGCTAGTTAGAGATCACCATCTATTTGTAAAAGACTATGATGATGAATTTGACAACACCTTTATGTACTTTGAGTTTAAATTTCCTACAGAAATGAAAGATCAAATTCAAGATGACATTGAAAAAATAAAGAAAGAAGCAATAAAAGATGCTAAAGAAGAAATAAAGTATATTGAAGAGAATATTAAAGAAATAAAAAAAGATATTCTTGAAGACCTAAAAAAAACACCACGTGAAAAATGGGATTACGTAAATAAAAAAATAGGGAAAGCAAAAGAAAATATAATGGAGCGAGCATAATGAGCGAAGAAACTAAAAACGAAATAGTATCAGCAGGAAAAAATCTTGCCCTAAGTAAACCTTTACCAATGGGTGAAGAAGCTGAAAATATAATTAAGTGGTCATCACTTATGAGTGAAACGAAGTTCTATCAGTCAATGGTTGCAGCAGGAGGGAAAAACGCAATATTGGCTATCTTTTTAACAGCTAGAAGCTTAGATATTGATCCTATGCTTGCAATTAATGGCGGTATCTCATGTATCCAGGGACGCACGATGTTATCGAGTTCTCTAATGAATATGTTAATTAGACGGCAAGGTCATAGCATTCAAAAGAAAATCGGTAATTCGGAAATAGTGCATTTGATTGGAAAACGCAGAGATAATGGCGATACAATGGAAAGTATTTTCACAATGAAAATGGCTGAAAATGCAGGTCTTACAAAGAACGCTGTTTATGCAAAATTCCCAGAGCGTATGTTATTTAATAGAGCTTTATCCAACTTGGCAAAAGACCTTTTCCCAGATTGTATTGGAAACAGTCTTTGTGAAGGCGAAATTATCGACATAACCCCAGAAGTAAAAGAAGAAAAAGTAGCTCTATCCAGAGAAGAGATTGAGTTTATAGAAACTTATAATCTCAACGATTTAGATAGCGAAGCAAGCAAGCTCATAGAAGGAATTTCTAAGAATATGGATAAAAGTAGGCTAGAAGTTATCTCCATTTGTGCTAAAGACCCTAAAAGATTCAAAGATGGACTTGATAAAATTAAGAATAAAAACGATAATCCGAAAACGTAAGTTCAACTAACTCTCCCACTATGGTTGATTCGCCTCCTTCTTGGAGGCTTTTTTTTTGGTGATTTAATTTTTAAAACAGAGTAAAAATAAATTTAAACATTCTCTTTGGTTATACCTCCGGAGCTTATCTTTGCGAATCCCCGTAAAGAAATTAAGCACAAGGAGGTTTTTCTTGCCTGTAAATCTTCAGCCTGTTATAACATCCTGTATAAAAACAAAAACGTAACTACGGGAGAATTAGTTATGAAACAAAATAAAATACAAGCTAGATTATCATATATACACGTACCACCAAGATGTAGAAAAGCAAGAAGGGATTCTATATGGACTTATGGAGATACTAAGGAAGAAGCTAGAAAGCTAGTTGCTGGAAAAGTAAAAAAAATTATAAGCACAAGCAAACAATACCAGTTTGACAAAAAAGTTACCTACCAACCTGCTACAATAGACGGTACTGTAACTTCTTTTAATATGTTTGCAATAGAAGGCGTGGATGGATGCACTAGCGAATCATTCGAAGAAGCAATGAACCTTTCAAGAGAGGTTTCATAATGAAAATATCAAAAGTAGTTCCATTTTCAGATGGCCTATACATAGAAGAAGTTAAAAAAGATAAGTTCAAGGTAATGTACCACGGACACAACTTCACCGTTAGCTTATCAAATAGCAAGCTAAGCTTTAACACACTAAGAAACATAGGGATGAAAAGAAAGTGCCAAAGAATCGCTACAGAATACAAGAAAATCGATGCTCAAGCTCTGAAAAAATCTCACGGGGTTAGAGATGAAAAATATCTTAACGATAAAGAAAAAAAACAAGCTCAAACTGTTATGATATTAGCTATGGCAATCATAAATAAAAACTGCAAGAGCTTAGCAAAAACTCTTGTAGAAGAATATTTTAGTGACTTAAAATTATAAAAAAGTCTTTAATAAAGTAACTCCTCATATTGTATTTGGCGGTCACCACGAAGGCCGTCTTTTTTTTGTTCTAAAAAAATCATTCGTCCTATAGATTAAACTTGAATCTTAACAAGATTGTAATCTAAGGAAGCTAGTTAATATGCCATGTGGCTACCCTAAAGAATTAACTTTAAATAAAAAATCAGTCACAACAGCTTTAAAAAAGAATAAAGGCGTTTACCTACACGCTTGCAAGCTCTTAAATGTAGATAGAAGCACATTATCAAGGTTCGTTAATGAACATCCAGATCTTAAAAAACTCGTAATAGAGCTACGTACACAGTTTGAAGAAGATCTTCTTGACGCTTGCGAAGATGTCCTTTCAAAATTAATCAAAAAGATAGATACAGACCCAACAAATGCCCTTAAATCGGCTATCTATACCCTAAATAACAAGGGTAAAAGAAGAGGCTACGCTCACCCAGACGCAGATAGAGACCACGATAAAATGACTCCTGCACAAGCTAAGGCAGTAGCCAAGTTCATCGAGGAAGAAAGAAAGAAACAGGATAAGAAGTTGAAAGGGGCTACGCTTGCAGAAGATAAAGCTTGAAGAGGTAGACTTTACACTCCTTGATGATAAAGAATATCGAATGGATACCTTCTACGGTGTCATTGACAAGGATAAAAATCCCGTTCGATTCGTAATGAACGATGTTCAAAGGATGGTACACCGTCAACGACATAGACGTAACTTAGTTATTAAGGCTAGGCAACTTGGGATGTCAACTTTCTGGATTTTAGACCTATTCGATGACGCAATATGGCTTCCAAACACCTCTTGCGGTATTGTCTCTTACTCTAGAGATCATTCTAGCCACATCTTTAAGAAAATCATAGGCTATGCTATTAAGAATCTTCCCGAGTGGTTAGAGGTCGGAATCGTTAGCCAATCAGCTTCAGAAGTAACCTTTTCAAATAATTCCGTTATACGAGTAGATACAACGCTACGAGGTGGAGCTTATCAAAATGTGTTAGTGTCCGAGTTTGGTAAAACATGTGCTAGAAATCCCATTAAAGCTGAAGAAGTAGTTACAGGTACATTAGAGACTATCCCGGAAAGCGGTAAGGTTACTATAGAAAGCACTGGTGAAGGCTCAGGCGGTTTCTTCTATGATATGGTAGCTGCTGCTGATGCCAGAGGTAATGACAACCTTACAAATCTAGACTACAAGCTCTTCTTCTTCCCTTGGTATCAAGAACGCAAGTATAGAATAGAGCAAGATGTGGATTGTACCGTAGACCACACTGACTATTTTGCTAGGATGGAGAAGGAAACAGGTTTAGCTTTAACTAAGCAGCAAAAGAACTGGTACGTTACGAAAGAAAAGATGCTTGGGGAGAAGATGCCTCAAGAATATCCGACCACAATAAAGGAATGCTTCTTCTCTAACTCAGAAGCTTTCTACTTTGCTGGAGCAATCAAGAAAGCTAGTGATGAAAACCGATTCATTTACACAAACCCATACGACCCACTAGAACCGCTTTATTGCGACATGGATATAGGCGTCAATGATCTAACGGTTATGGCTTTCTTTCAGGTCATACATGGTGAAATTAGAGTTATTGACTACTACGAAGACAACAATAAAGGTGTTGACTTCTACGCTAACTTTCTTCTTAAGGACAAGAATTATCACTACAACACAATTTTCTTGCCACATGATGCCGTTGAAAGAAACAACCTTGACGTAACGAAAGATTATGCAAGCGAATTTCGAAAGCTTTTTGCCGGAACAGGAACTAAGTTTATCGTTATGAAGAAGTTAAGCTTCGACACTTCAATAGCAAACGCCCGTTCTGCAATAGGTCGAATGGTGTTCAATATGTCTAGGGTTAAAAAGTTTGTAGACCATTGCACAAAGCATAGAAAGAAGTGGAGCGAACAACTTGGCAGGTATCTTGATTGTGAACTCCACGATATTAACTCCCACTACGGAGCTTGCATGAGGTATATGGCACAAGCTGTAGGGCTTATAGAAAGGGGCGTTCATCAAGGTCAAGCATACGAAAAGCACAAAGAAGCTGTAGAGGCTAGAAAGTACATAGTTTAAAAAAAAGTTTGCTTTATAGAAATTAATTTGCTTAGATTAGGTAAAGAAAAAACTTAAAGGTTTTAAATGTATACTGAAAGTGATTTAAAGTCTGAATATTTAGAAAATGGAAGGTTTGCCAAGGAATTTTGGTCTTCTTTTAAACGAGACGCTCAAGTTTATACACTAGCAGCAGCCGGATACACTTGGAGCGAAGCAGAGCGTAAGGCTTTAGCTGTGGATGGACGTGAACCAATAGAATTTAATATAATGCGGCGACCCCTTGAGTTTTTTTCTGGATACTTAAGAGACAATGTTAATCAGGTTGTCTACTCACCAGTGGAGGGGAGCGACCAAAAGACAGCCGATCAGTTTACAAAGCTTTCTTACTATGTATGGGATAAGGGAAAGGGGTATCCTCGATTTCTTTCAGCGTGTGACGAGTCTATTAAAAGCGGTATGTCGCTTTGCGGAATTCAGATGGACTACTCTAAAGACTTCGTTAATGGTGATGTAGCTTTCTTCAAAAGAACATATAACAGCTTTCTACTCGATCCAACCTTTGAGGAAACTGATTTATCAGACTGTGGTTTTGGTATCACTACCGACTTTATGAATAAGGATATACTTCCTTCTTTACTACCCTACATATCAAAAAAAGACTTGGAAGAGTTAGCATTTTCCTACAAAGACGAACTCTTTCCAGAATATCACCCACAGATAAGTAGCTTTAACAGAAATCGAACACAAGTTGTATACAATCAATACTATCGTAGAACAACGAGGAAAAGGAAGTTTTTAGTAGATATAGACAGTGGGTTTTACTCCGATATTACGGATAAGGAAAGCAAAGAGATTAGGACGCTAAAAAATGGAATTGCTCGCTTCAATGACATAAGAAAAAACCCTGACTTATATAACTTTGATTTAGAGGATATCCCAAACGTTGAGATAAGAGACGTAGAAAGACCTTATGTAGAACTTACCGTATTCTTAAACGGAATTCCAGTTTACACAGGTGACGATAAAACTGGCGTTACAGAAATGTATCCTTTTGCTCCGCTAATCTGCTACATAGAGCCGTCAATCTGGATGTCCACCAAGAGAATACAAGGGCTTGCCTCATGCAATTACTCGCTTCAGCGGCAGTTTAACAAGCGTCACATGAAGATTCAGGACATGATGGATTCTGATATCTCTACAGGATATGCTTACTTAATAGGTGCTGTCAAAGACCCTAACGACTTACTTCAAACAGGACAAAATAAACTAGTTGGTATAGACCCTGATAATGCACCGGAAGGCTTAAATTCGATTAGAGAACTGAAAGGCGGTGGTGCTAACCCGGCCTTAATAGAATACCAGAATGTTCTAGATCAACTTTCTCTTACGCTTTCCAATGTGAATGAATCTGTGCTTGGAACTGACGACAAGGGGAATACTCAAGTATCTGGCCGACTAGCTCAAGTCCGTATAGCTCAGGGGCTTAAGGGTAACAGAAAGATCTTCGACAACATCGAGGAATCACAGCAAGTTATAGGATCTATAGTGCTAAAAGCAATTCAAGAAAACTACCCTAAAGCAAAAGTCAAACGGATTCTAGGCGAACCACCAACGGCACAATTCGATAACAGAACTTTCGAAGTCTATGATGCCGTAATAAAAGAAGGTGTCCGTTCTAAATCACAAAAAGATGCGTACTATTATGAGCTTGTTGATCTTAAACGTAGCGAAGTTGTTAACGTCCCAGAAAGTGCTATCATTGATGCTCTTGATATGTCTGGGGCTAGTGACCTTAAAGAACATATTGAAAGACAGGAACAGCAGCAGCAAGAACAGCAACAGAAGATAGACGAACAAGAGAGAGTTGCTTTAGAGCTTGCTAACAGTCAGGCTGAGGCTAATCTTGCTATGAGTGCAGAAAGAAGAGCTAGAGTTGTAAGTGACTTAGCTTTAAGCACGGAAAGGATCTCAGAGTCAGAAGAAAATAGGGCTCAAGCAGCTTTAGCAAAAGCTAAAACAATTACTGAGATTGAAGCAATGAATGAAGACCGGATAATGAAAGTACTTCAGTTTGTTGAAATGCTAGAATCACAAGAGGTAGGAGATAGAGAAGCTATTGGACAAAAAGTTATGTCTCAAGCTAAAGACATAGAGACCTCGAAGCTTTCAACGCCTTCTCAATCTCCAAAACAGCAGACTTCCGGCGTCGGTTCTTTGGGAGGTGTTTTGTGAGTTTAACAAATTCAAGGCTTTGCATAAGGTTTAAATTATGTTTTGTGGAGGATTTATGAACTCTTATATGACACCCTCTACACAAAGCAATCAAATTTTCAATTTCGTTGATTTCTCGATTCCCATTGATGTGATGAATGTCAATAGTTTTTTTGCAATCACCACAAATAGAACACTTTTTTTCAAAGTTATTAAGGGCTTTAGTGCGATATTTGCGTTTTATTGGTCTGTTGTAAAGACAATCCTTACTGCAATAAGAACGCTTCCTATAACTGTTATAAGTTGCAAGCTTTTTCTTGCATGTCTTACACGTATAAACGGTTTTTTTAGCTTTAACATTTGCAAAATAGCATTCAAGAGAACAAAAAAATTTCCTATCAACTGTGATTTTAAATTCTTTATTACATTGTTTGCATTTTTTGAATCTTTCAGGATTTGCATATCTTCTAGCGCAACCGTTGGAACAAAACCTTATTTTTTGCAGTCTAGCCCAAAATTGTTCTTTACAATGTTCACATATTTTCTTCATAGATTACCTTTTAGTAGCTATGAATACCTTAACAAGAATAGCAATATCCAACAAGGAGGATATTATGCCTAGTATGAAAAAGGCTTCTAGTTCCCCTAGTGGCCTCTTTTCTAGTAAAGGGAATCCAATGCCAAAAGCACGACAAGTGCCTAGAGGTTGCGGAAGCTCTGGAAACAAAGATGCTGCAAAAGCAAATAAGCTATTACATAAAGCTTATGCTGAGAAAGAATCACTTCGCGGAAAAATGGGATAGTTTTTATGAGTAGTATGTCTAGATGCCCCGAAACAGGTTTGATCCTACCATCTAAGTTTATCGATGAAAAAACATCGTTAAAAAATTCTATAGACGAAGTAGTGGAGCAAGCCATTAATGATTTAGGGTATTTTAGAGAAAACTACTTCCTAACTATACATGCGAAGTTTGATAAACTAAATCCGGATGTTTTTAAAATAGGTCAACCAAAAGCCACAACGAAATTGCCTCAGTTTATGAGTAACACCTTTGTATTTTGGGTGTCTCCCCAAAGGGGAATATGTGAGTTGTTATGGATGGTAGCACCTAAGAAACCCGGACAAAAAAACTTGAAGGTAGAATTTAATGAGAAAGGCGTAGCCTATCTTCAAGCAAAAGGAGCTATGCCTAAACCGTCGTAGCAGGTTTAACCGCTCGATTCGCAAACGTGCAGCGCAAAGCACGAAGGAGACTATGTAATGCCTGATGAAGTCATAGATCATCAAGAACCTGTGGAGCAGGAAGCACCACAAATGACACCTGATGAGCTTGTTAATGATATGCAACAAGCCGTTGAAGGTGAGCAAGAGCAACAAGAGCCAGAAGAAAAAATGGTTCCGCTGTCAGCTCTACAAAAGGAAAGAAAAAAACGTCAAGAAGCAGAGCTTCACGCTGAATGGCAACTGCAAGAACGGCAACGTCTAGCACAAGCCAGTCAACAACAAGCTCCTGAAGAAGACGATGATTCTCTATACGAATCGGCTACTAGGGCAGACCTTAATAAAACAAAGAAGGAAACGCTCGATGAAGCAGTCCGAGAAGTTAGGGAACAACTTTGGGTTGAGAACAACCCAGAGCGAATGGAATTTGTAAATGAAAATTTAAGTAATTTTTTAAAACAAAGACCAGGATACGCAAGAGTTTTAGAGGTTTCACCCAATCGTTACAAAGAGGCATATGAACTTATGGAAGCATTTCAACCAAGGCAACAAAAAGCACCAGTGAAGCCAGAACCTAGAAAGAACGCCCCAAACGCTCCTACTAGCGTTCCAAAATCCACGGCTTTAAATGCCACAGTTGACGTGATGAAAATGAGTGATGCCGAATTTAGGGAGTGGAGGGCTTCGAAAGCAAAAAGGCGTTAATCCTAGTCGATAGGATGGTTTTATGACAGTTACAACAACCAGTAATTACGGCTCTATGTCCGACTCTTGGGCTCATAGAGCTTTATTACAGAGGGCAAAGCCTCGTAACATTCACGGGATACTTGCAAAAGATTTTTATCTCCCTAGCAAGGATACAGATACAATGGCGTTAAGAAGGCAAGAAAATTTAAATTCTGATCCTGTTGTATTAAGTGAAAGTGCAGACCCAGCACCAGAAAGAATTGAAAAATTTGATGTGCAAATCAAAATTCAAGAATTTGGTAAGGTCGTTTTACTTTCAAGAAAAGTTCTTCTAGTCGTAGAAGACGACACAGCAAACGAGACAGCCGATAACTTAGCACAGTGCATGCACACTATGCTAGACAAGGTGTGTCGTGATGTGATGGATTCCGGAGTAGCAGAAATCTCATGCCTAAACGGTGTGAACGGTAATGCTATTACCGAACTAAGCACGCCAGACGTTGAACGTGCTATCGCTTATCTAGATGAAAATGACACAGAAAAAATGACACCAACCATTGAAGGAACAAGCCGTTTTGGCACTGCTCCTGTTGATGCTGCTTTCTGGGTATTGTCACACGTTAAAATAAAGCCAGATATCAGAGCTTTAGATGCTTACATTTCTACTGCTCAGTATGGCTCTCAAGATGCTGTTCTTGAAGCTGAGTTCGGTGCTACAGATGAAGCTAGATGGCTAACATCTACACTTACACAAGTTTCTTCTGATTCCCCTCCACAATATAGCAATATGTTCGTAGGCTCTGGAGCTGTCGGAAAAGTCGCTATTGACGAAGTTTCTACTGAGGTGATTCTAAAACCTTTAGGTTTCAACGATTATCTAAATAGATTCCAATCTATGGGATTCACAGCGTACTTCAACGCTGGTATCCTTGATGATGCTCACATCGTAAACTTGCTTTCTACAAAAGCTTAATAAGAAGGAGGTTTTAAGATGGATCTACACGAAGGTCAAACAATGAGTGAAGCTTTTCCGTTTATTTCTGCCGGAACAGCACATACTTTCACTTTCAATTTCCAGCCAGATAAGGTTGTTTTCACTAACCTAACACAGTGGACTAGCACAGCCGGTGGACTTCCTGTATCTGTATACTACAGAGGGTTAACTACAGCTGCTCATGCATTCCAAATGCAAGTAATTGATTCAAATGCAGCACAGTCCTTCAACTTTGTTGATCTTGCTACTAATGGTTTCACAAATGCTGATACCTCCGGTGGCGTTGCAACAAGAAAATGTACTATCTCCGCTATTACACAGGCCGATCCTTGTAATATCACTCATAGTGCGTTTACGTTCCAAGATGACCAAATTATCCGCATAAGCGACCTAGGCAGCTCAATGCCAACGGCTCGTGGTATGGACGAATTGGACTCCAAGCGGTTTAAGGTCAAGGTTGTAGACTCAACTCATATCACGCTAAAAGACCCTATAAGCGGCGAAGATATTGACTCTACCGCTTATACAGCTTATGTGTCTGGTGGTAATATCACGCTAGAAACTAACGTGTTGCAGTTGAACAACCCACAAGTGGGCGACTATGCTACAACTCCTTATGTTTCTAACCCTTACGAATATGCTCCTGTAGTCTATAAATTGACTGCTGGAACTAGTGTAATGGGTTCTAATGACGACCAGTTCATAATAGAAGCCTTTAAGTACGGTCAGTGGACTGATCTTGGAGACCTTTTAACATAATTAGCAAAATCACTGATTTAGGAATATTTTGCCTAAATTAGAGATCTTCTATAAGCTAGCCTTCTTTAATTAGGAGGCTAGCGATGAAAAAGTGTAGTAAATGCAAAGTTGAAAAAGAACTAAGTGAATTTTATAAGTGCCAAGTATCAAAAGATGGTTATAGATCATTATGTAAGCAATGTAGGAATGAAACTCAAAAGAAATGGAATTCTGAGAATAAAGATAAGATAAATTCAGCAAAAAAAAGATATTATAAAAAAAATAAAGACGAAATTTTAGTTAAATCAAAGGAATTAAAGAAAGCGAAAGGAGAAAAATATCTTGCTCAGCAAAGGGAATATGCTAAAAAAAGATACCACGACAACTTAGAAAGAGAGCGACAGCGATGCCGAAATTGGAGAGAAGCAAACCCTGAAAAGTATAAGGAAAGCAATAGGAAAAGTTGTAAGAAAAGATATGAGAATAATAAAGATTTTTATAAGAAATACGGCAAGTGGTATAGGACGACTTTTAAAGAAAAAAAAGAGAAATCTGATAAAGTCTGGAGGGAAAATAATCCAGACAAGGTAAAAAAATATAGTAGAATTGCTGCTAAAAGAGCAAGAAATAAACATCCAGAAAAAGTAAAAGCAAGATTGTTAGTAGATTATGCAATAAAGAAAGACTTCCTAATACGACCAACCGAATGCTCAAAATGCGGTAAAGAAGGTCGAATAGAAGGCCACCACGAGGATTACAGTAAACCCCTAGAGGTAACATGGCTTTGTAAGAAATGCCATGTTGAACTTCACAAACAAACAAGAGGATAGGATGCCAAAAGCAGAGAAAGAAGAAGTAAAGAAAGAAGAATTACCGATAGAAGAAATGCCGTTGAACTCATTGAGAGATTATAGATTACATAATGAGAGAGCGAGACGGATAAATAAGAAACACCGTAAACTCATTCACCCTATATTACAATGTCCTGTTGAACTACACCCAACACAACGAATTGTTTTTAATAGAAATGACCAGCCGGAAAATTCTCTTCCTGTTTATGTGAGCAATCACCTTATCGAGTTTAAGAAGACTTTGTATCCAGGTCAGGTTTACGATTTACCAGAATGCGTACTACATCACCTATCTACTAGGGGTTATCCTGTATGGGCTTGGGTAGACGGTAAAGACGGAGCTAGAGAAACAAAAATCGTGAGTAAAACACCTAGATTTGCTTTAAGAACCGTTTATAGCGAGGTTTAAAATGGCTCAGGGGTCAAGATTAGTTTCGGACGTATTAAGTATTATGCGTAAAGCACTTATGAGGCGAAACACAAACAATACCGATACGAATGATGATATGTTGCTATCATATTTAAATGATTTCATAAGCTTAAAAGCTCCTAATGATGTTCGTATGGTGGAAGATTTTGCCACCTTGTCTTTTACCATAGATGATACAACTACCGATGGTGTTTATACCTTCAATGATGTAGGTGCAACATCTGATTTTATGACGATATCAAACGAAGCTTACATATCAATTCTTGATCCCGTTGGTGAATCTTATTCATGGCAAGACCTTACTATTTATCGAGATCCCGGAGAGTTCTTTTCTTACTGGGGAATAAATAACGAAGACGTGATAACAACCGGGTTTCCTTCGGAGATGTTATTTTATGGAAACGAAATGACATTTAGAACAATCCCTGATGATTCTTACATAGTGAAGATTTACGGGTATAAGAAACGGAATGATTTTTCCGATACTTCTGAAGAAATACCTTACGATTATTGGCTTAGATATTTGGCTTATGGTTCAGCTTTAGATTATGCGAGAGATTATAATTATTCAGCCGACAAATTAGGTATGTTAGAAAAAATATTTAGAAGTGAAAAAAATAATATAATGTTTAATATCCATAATAACGTGAAAATGTCACGTGGTAAACCCAGCTTTTAAGGAGATTAAAATATGTGTCCATGGAACTCAGTATATCCAGACGGCTCTAAAAGCGTAAAGCAGAATGAAACACCAGGACTTGAAAACACAGCCTATATTGAAACAACTATGGGTAATACAGCGAATGACACAACTAATACTAATGTGATTAGAGATCATTACTGGAATGTCGGGGTTAATTTAGATGGTCGGCATCGTTTTATTAATCTCCCCGCCTACACGATAGCCGGCTCTCCGACAGACCCAGTAATAGGAGCTAGTATGGGTGGTGTATTGTACGTTAGAGAAGACAAAACTACAGGCACAGCGAATGAAGTATACTTTCGTAATGCCGTAGGAGTGAAGAAACTTTCTAATCCTTTTGAGATGGTAGCAGCCGGATACATCACAGACATAACTGGGACTCCAACATTAACGAATACTTATAACATAGCTTCTTGCACGAATGTAGCAACTGGACAATGGAAAATTACGTTTAGCACTGCTTTAGCTAGTGTAAACTATATTATAACTGGTTCAATGGGAGATACTTCAGGTAGAAGCTGGATTGTTCCTAAAGCCACCAAGTTAGTAGGTTCTTTTGTTATTGATGTAGAAAATAATAATGGTAATGCTGCTGACCCAATAGAATTTAATTTTGTAGTGTATGCCTAATGGATGTTTACGAAATAACAGATTATAAAACTGGTGAAAGCGAAAAAGGGGTAAATTACTTACAACCAAGTGATACCTTTCAAAAGCTTGAAGACGGTTTTATTTACAGACAGGTTCTACAGTCTCGCAAAGGGATAGGGTATTATTGCCCTCGCCTTGCAGGAGGCACTAGGATAACAGGCATTTTTGACTTTAGAAAGCCTGATGGAACTTTTGAACTTTTAGCAACGGATAAGAATTATTTATATAGGTACAACGAAACTACAAATGTTTTCGATCAAATTTCTTTCGCTGGCTCAATGGCCGGTTATGCTGGATTTAACATTCTTGATAATGAGGATTATATATCCGGTGTAGGATACGCTACAAAAACAAATACAGCTCGATTTGTTTTCAGTAGCAGCGGAATCCAAACAAATGCATCCGGTTCCGCTGTTTTTTTCTATAATGGCACTGATGTAAGAGATTTCACTAATGTAGCAGACAACGCAGACTACGCACAACCTCTTGACGGTAAACTTGTTAGAGCTAAACACATTTTTTACTTTAACGAGAGGATTAATTTTGTTGTTCCTTCAATCGTTACGGCTCGCAATCAGGGAGTTCTATATTCAGGTATCAAAGATTCGGCTGGGAATGGAGAAAAGTTTAATGTTTCCGGTTCAGGTCTTCTTCAGTTTAGTACATATGAAAGCATTAAGGGAGCTTCAATCTTGGGGCAGGACTTGCTTATCAATCTGGAGAAATCTGCAAAGGTTTTGGAAATCACCGCAGATGTATTTAATCCTTACCGAATACGAAATATTCCTTCTGTTCTTGGCAGCGATGCTTCTTTTTCTTCAGTGGCGTGGAATAATATAGTAAACTCAGTCGGTAAGACAGGGATTCTTCAAACGGATGCTAGGAGTAGCTTGCGTGTTGATAATAAGCTACCTAACTTTGCAGCCGAGCGTATAGACCAGCAATATTTTGAATTAACCTATGGTGGATTTGATAGAGCAAATGGGCAATTCCTGTGGTCATATAAGGAAGATAATTTAAGTTCTGATGATACACAAGATAGGGTTTTAGTCCGCAACTATGAAGAAGACTCATGGTCTGTATATAAAATGAGACTTACATGTTTTGGGGCTACAGAAGCCGGACAAAGCCTTGCATGGAATCAAATAGAAGCTGCTAGTGGTAATCCTTCATGGGATAGATGGGATACCACGGAAGAAAGTTGGAAAACAATAGGACTTGGGAAGTACGTAAGCAAAACCTTAGCTGGTGATGACCTTGGTTTTATTTACCAATTAAATTCCGATGCTGATGATAATCTTACTTCTATTTCAGCTATAAGCCAAGCTTCTCAAGCCGTTTGCACGGTTGGAGCATCTTCTTTTCTAGAAGGAGATTCTGTAATAGTAGAAAACGTAACAGGTATGACAGAAATAAATAATTTTGATCCTAGCGACTCCGATCAGACAGACATTGTGCCTTATACTGTAGTCTCCGCAACACCTACAAGCGTTACGTTAAACGTTGATTCTTCGCTATTTACAGCTTATACAAGTGGAGGAAAGCTTTCAAAGCTTATTGAATTTTATGGTGAAACCATTCCTTTTAATCCATATATAAAACAAGGTAAGAAGATTTTTATCTCTCATGTAGAGTTCCTTGTTCCTACTGACATCGGATACTTTAAGGTCGATTTATATGAGAACGAAGAAAACACTCCAATAATAAGAGACTTTTTACTTAAACCGTCTTCTACGTTAAGAAAAACCGAATGGCTATCAATGGTAGTGAATAATGAAGCTGAGTTTATGAGATTTGCCATAAAGCATGTAAATCCTGGAAGCATTTTCAAGCAAACGAGCATGAGAATTTACGCAGAAGCTGGAGGAGATATCAATGGCTAAACTACCTACAAGTTTTAATGTTGGTGATAGAGATAATTTAACAGTGAATAGACTTTTAGATATCATCGAAAGAATGTACACCGATATAGCTGATGCAGTGAATAAAAAACCTGATGTATATGAAAGGGCTTCTGACGGTTTAGCAACGGACGTTCAATTGTCCAATGGCTCAGTGAATATTAATACAACAACAAACAAGATAGAGATGTTAGCTTCGCATAATACGCCAACATCAGTGTCTTGGATAACGCTAGGTTAAATCATGGTTATTGATCCCGTAACATTATCAGCTATAATAGCAGCAGCTTCCGCAGCCGTAAAAGGTGGAGTTTCATATATGGGAGCTAAAAAAGAACGTAAGGAGCAAGAAAAACTTCGCAGACCTTACGAACAAGCACAGCAAAGAAAAGAAAACTTAATTAGCGAGCTTTTATCTTCCATAGAAGGTGAAGGGAAATATAGTAGGTTTTTCCAAGATGATCCCGAAACTTTCCAAAAATCTGTAGTAGACCCATTGAAGGGAACATTTCAAAGAGAGATAGCACCTCAAATACAGCAAGCTTCTATTGCATCAGGGCAACAAAGAAGCTCTTCTATGGAAGACCAGCTTACTAGGGCAGGGGTTAGCTTAGATGAGATGATTAATAAAGCTTACATGGATTTCCAAGGACGTGGCCAGCAAAGGGCTGCATCAACTTTAAGTGGTATAATAGGTGGAGCAGCACCAGAACCTTTAAAACCAATGACACAGCCAGGACAAGAGTTATTAGGCTCAGCTTCCGGATTCCTAGAGAGTGATGCGTTTGCCGATTGGCTTGGTTCTTTTGGTAAACAAGCAGATACAAAGACAACAGAAGATAAAACAGAAGAAACACGCCCAGGGTATGTAAAATAAGAAGGTACAATTATGAGTTTTGGATTTCAGCAAGCATCAGAACGTGCAAGAAAAACAAGTGATAAGATTTCTGGAGCTTTTAAAGAAGTACAGCAAAAGCAAACAATTGATGATATCATCTCTAGTGCTTTGGATTCTGATAACCCACAAGCTGTACAGGCTTCTATAGGAAAGATTCTTTCTAGTGTTTCACCGGAACGTCAACCAGCAGCGATTAAGTATTTAGAATCTGTAGCAGAAAGAAAAGTGCAAGAACAAGCTGCAACAAGAGAAAGGAGTGCTTTAGAAAAGGCTGGTATAGATCCTAATTTACCTCGTGACATCCAAAAAGAAGCTTTTAAAGCAAAATTGCAAAAAGAAGAAGGTAAACAGCTTAAGTTAAATGAAGAACTTAATCAGCAAAAATCACGAACTAAATCAAAAGTAGATGATATTATTAGACCTTATGGAATGATAGATCCTTTTACACGGATGATTACTTGGAATAAAGATGTAGGTGAAAAAGAAAGATCCAAAATAAATAAAAAGATAGAAGCAGAAAGGAAAAAATCTTTTTCAGTGCAAAAAAATCTATACAAAAGATACGGTCAACCAGTACCTGAAGATTTGGAAGAAACTTTAGAAGAAGAAAGCTCTTTAGGCACTGAAGATACTGAGCGTTCAGCAAAAGTTGATGAAGCTGTAAATCTTCTTAAACAACTAATGGGTAATCAATGACTTTAAGTCCTGAAATGCAGCAGCTATCTAGTATTATTGGTTCATTTAGTAATGAAGAATTAGATGAATTTAATAAATCAGTGGGTCAATTAGTTGGTCAAAAACAATTACAAGAAAAGATTAATGAAAACCCTTCTTACCTAGATCTTTTTAAAGAGGGATTGCAAGAATCTACTGGTAATTTAATCACTGAGGATATTCCCGGGTTTAAGCAATTATATGAATATGCAGACATTAAACCCATGCCAACTTTAAAAGAAGAGGCTGCTAGAAGCCAAAGAGATTTAGGATTCTTAAAGAGTTTGGCAAAAGAAGCTGGTGGACTTATTGGAGATTTACCCGCAATGGCAATTGGTGGGGTCGCCGGAGGATTAGCAGGAGCAGAATTAGGAGCTGGAGCTTTAGTTACTGGTGGAGCTGGAGCTTTTGCACTTCCAACACTTTTGAAAACAAGTCATCATGAATATCAAAAGTTTTTTGAAGAAAATCCAGAAGCCGATGTTACTTTTGGAGAATATCTTGAAGCTGCTGGAAGAGTATCAAAAGAAACAGGTAAGAGTGCTGCAATTGGCGGTGCAACGGCGATGGTAGCTCCATTTGTTGGATATCTTTCAAAGATGCCGGGCATTAATAAAATACTGTCGTCTAAGGTTACAAGAAAAGCTACTGAAGCTATTGGCGAAGCAGCAACTATCACTACTGGAACAGCAGCTTTTCAAGGCGAGTGGCCTGATAGCGAGCAGTTTGCAAAAAACCTTTTATTGGTAGCAGGATTTCAAGGAACGAAAAAGGCTGCTAAAACATTTGGTAATTGGGCTAGGGGAAAAGGGCTTTCTCAAGTTGAAGCTGTAGAGATTTTAGACAATCTTAATGAAGAACAAATGAAGGCTTTTAATAAAGCTGAATCTGTAGATGATATCCAAGAATTAATTGAACCAAAACAGATTGAATATAAGCCTAAAGAAGTTGAGGTAAAGGAAAAACCTAAAGAGATAAAAAAAGAATTAGTAGATGACAAGGATGTTATTGAAGAACCTGTTCCAGAAGAATTAAAAGAAGTTGAATTTAAAGAAGAGACAAAAAAACTAGAACCTAAAGAGAAAGTTGTTGAAAAAATTGAACCTAAAGAAATACCTGAAGGTAAAGAACCGTCACCGATAGAACCAGAAGTGTTAGAGCCGGGTGAAATGCCAAGACCTAGAAATTTAGAAGTTGTAAAAGATCCTAAAGGCCAAGAAGTTGTAAAATTTGAAAAGGTAACTTATGAGTCACCAGTAAAAGATAAATCCTACTTTGAAGGTATTAATAGAAGATTTAAAGACATCTCAAGTCGATGGAATAAGTTTTGGAATGTAGAAGCACCGTTCAAAGAAGTTGGTGGAAATGAAACAGGTCGCAAAGCTAAACTTTTTTACAACACAATAGAAAAACATCAAAGAGATGCTATAGATCTTATAAAACAACTTAAGAATCAAGGATACGATAGAAGGGATAGGGGTATCCTAGCTTTGTTAGCAGAGTCTAAAGATCTTCCAGAAAAATACAAAGAAAAGTATGAGAAAGGATACAGCTTAATAAGAGATTATTTTGATAAGTCTTTTGAAGAATTAAAAGATGTTGATGCTCTTACAAAGCCATTTCCTCAGTCGCTTATTGATAGAATTGAAGCTGAAAATGAAGAGCTTTCAAAAGACATAAAAACAACGAAAGGCAAAAAAGCAAAAGAAAATATTAAAGAGAAAATTGCCAAGAACAAAGAAGCAATGAGGAAACTTGAGAACACTAAGTTTGTTCATATACCTTATAGTGAGTGGTTTACAAATTTACATGGAACTCAAGGACAAAGAATTATCAATTCTATAAATTCCTTAACGAATAAACAAAGGAAAAGTCTTTCTATAGCAGATCTCCTTAATTCTAAAGCGATAGATGCAGAGAAAATAGATATCGCAGATATTATAGGTTCTTATGGTCTTAGAAAGGGAAAGGATTTAGCTATTTATGGTGTGATGAAACAAGCTGAAACTGAAGGATTAGCTTCTAAAACAAGAATAAAGAATTACGAAAAAATACCAAAATGGGCATCTAACGTAGCAAATAAATTTTACGTTCATCCAGTTGTTTATGATTATCTAGTGCCAATGTTGAAACGAGAACCTAGTGCTTTTTTAAACTTTATGGGGAAAATGAAAGGGTATCAGTTTTATAATCCGTTATTTTTACCCGGTTATGATATGTTTCAGGCTGCTATGT